AAAGCAATTGCAACCGCTGCTAAATATCAACTGTTCGAACTCAATGATGAATTTACACGCGCTATGTTCCGTAATATGGTAGAACCATTCTTACGTGACGTTAAAGGTCGTCGTGGTATCACTGATTTTGCTGTAATATGCGATACGACTAACAATACTGGCGATATTATCGATACGAATCAATTCGTAGCTGATATCTATATCAAGCCAGCACGTTCTATCAACTTTATTACACTCAATTTCATTGCTACCCGCACAGGCGTAGAATTCTCTGAAATCGTCGGTTAATAGGAAAATAGGAGAATAGAAAATGGCTATTTTAGGTGTAGATGATTTTAAATCCAAGCTTACAGGCGGCGGCGCACGTTCTAATCTTTTTAAGGTTGAAATGGGTTGGCCTGCAGGTATTGCCGGAGCTGGTGATACTGAAGTTGGTGCTTTCCTTATTAAGGGAGCGCAGTTACCAAGTTCAGTAATTGCTCCAATTACAATCCCATTCCGGGGACGTCAGTTACAGATCGCTGGTGATCGTACTTTCGAACCTTGGACTATTACTATTATTAATGATACTGACTTTGCTTTACGTAATGCGTTTGAGCGTTGGATGAACAGAATCAACAATCATAATCAGAATACTGGTTCTACAGATACTACTGATTATTTTGCTGATGCTGCTGTTTATCAGTTAGATAAAGATGGCAACGAGCTAAAGAAATATAATTTCCGCGGCATGTGGCCAAGCAACGTTTCTACTATCGAAGTTTCATTCGATACTGAAAATGCTATTGAAGAGTTTACTGTAGAGTTACAAGTACAGTATTGGGAATCTGATACTACCTCTTAATTTAGTAGTATAGATATTAGATAGTAGGGGAGTTTCCTCCCCTACTATACTTTGTTATAAGTTATTGGAGAAATAGTGTGGAATTATTCGGATTCGAATTAAAAAGAAAAACAGCTGATAAAGAAGAAGCTAAGAAAAAGTCATTTGTACTTCCAATGGAAGACGATGGCTCGAGCTATATTTCTACTGGAGCTGGATCTCATTTTGGCCAATACATTGATCTAGATGGGGCATTTGGTACTAAATCCGATGCAGATTTAATTCGTCGCTATCGTGATATATCACAACAACCAGAATGCGATGCTGCAATTGAAGATATTGTAAATGAAGCAATTGTTGGAGATTCTGATTCTGCTCCTGTTGATATTATATTAGATGATTTAGAACAACCTGATAATATCAAAAAACAAATTTCAGAAGAATTTTATAGAATATTAGAATTATTACACTTTAATCATTATGCTCATGATATTTTCCGTAAATGGTATATTGACGGTCGTTTATATTATCATATTATTGTTGATGAAAAAAGTCCACAAAAAGGTATGTTGGAAATACGTCCAATTGATCCTACAAAAATTCGTAAAGTAAGAGAAGTAGAGAGCGATAAAGATCCTGCTACTAATGCTGATATTATTCGTAAAATAACCGAATATTATATCTATCAAGATACAAACCTTTCTAATACAAATCAAGGTTTGAAGATATCAAAAGATGCTATTCAATATACCACATCAGGTATATTAGATGCTTCACGAAAAAAGATTCTTTCACATTTACATAAAGCAATTAAACCAGTGAATCAGCTTCGTATGATGGAAGATTCATTGGTAATCTATCGCTTATCGCGTGCACCTGAACGACGTATATTTTATATTGACGTCGGTAACTTACCAAAGGGTAAATCAGAAGAATATTTAAAAAATGTTATGGCTAATTACCGTAACAAAATGGTTTATGATGCAAATACCGGTGAAGTAAAAGACGATCGTAAACATATGTCTTTACTTGAAGATTTCTGGCTGCCACGCCGTGAAGGTGGTAGAGGTACAGAAATTACTACATTGCCTGGCGGTGAAAACTTAGGACAAATTGATGATATCATATACTTCCAGAAGAAGTTATATAAGTCATTAAATGTTCCAGTAAATCGTTTAGAACAAGAAGCTCAATTCTCACTTGGTCGTTCAACTGAAATTTCACGCGATGAAGTTAAGTTTCAGAAGTTTATTGATCGCCTACGTAAGAAATTTTCATATTTGTTTATGGATCTTCTTAAGACCCAATTAATTCTAAAAGGTATTATTACTGAACAAGATTGGTTTGAATTTAAAGAATTAATTAATATTGATTTCTTAAAAGATTCTCATTTTGCCGAATTAAAAGACAATGAAATCTTAAGAGAACGTATTGATATTCTTGGTCAAGTAGATCAATATATTGGTACTTATTTCTCTAGAGATTGGGTACGTAAGAACGTCTTAATGCAGTCTGATTCTGATATAGAACAGATGATAAACGGAATTGAAGATGAAAGATCTTCTGGAGAAATTGAACCAGAAGACGAAGATATTAATGATAATGACGCTGAAGTTTAATTTTTTATAAATATATTAAAGGAATCTTATTATGGATACACAAAAACTAATTGATGATATCATTTCTGGTAATGCATCTGATTCTAATACAGCATTCAATGATATTATGAATGCTAAAATTCAAGATGCATTAGCTAGTAAAAAGATTGAATTAGCAAATACTGTTTATAACGGAATCGTAGATCAAGCGGAAGAAGAAATCGAAAATGAAGTTCAACCAACTGAGACAGAAATTGACGGAAGCGTCGAACAAGCAGATCAAGAAGTTTAAGATCGGCAAAAAGTCAGAAGCCGCTATAACAAAAGTTGGATCTAAATTTGCCGTTCATATTGACGGTGAATTACTTGATGACAAATACAAATCTGCCGCAGAAGCAGAAAAGTCAGCTAAAGAATTCGCTGATTTAATGGGAGTATAGGAATGAAACTCATTACAGAACATTTAGAAAGCGAGTTAAGCTATCTTACCGAAGAAAAGAATGGTAAGAAGAATACTGTCATTGAAGGAATTTTTATGACAGCAGAAGAAAAGAATCGCAATGGTAGGGTATACCCTCGCGCGGTTATGGAAACTGCTGTTAATCGTTACGTTAACGAACAAATTTTAAGGAATCGTGCGGTAGGGGAATTAAATCACCCTGAAGGACCTACGATAAACTTAGATAAAGTTTCTCATCGTATTACCGAACTTACATGGGACGGTAATAACGTAATGGGGAAAGCACTTATATTAGATACTCCTATGGGTCAAATCGTAAAAGGTTTGGTCGAAGGTGGTGTTCAATTAGGTGTTTCTAGTCGTGGTATGGGTACACTTGTGCAAAGAAATGGGACTAACTATGTCAGCGATGATTTCATCTTAGCTACCGTAGACATTGTTCAAGATCCCTCAGCTCCAAAAGCCTTCGTAAATGGGATCATGGAAGGTGTTGAATGGATCTGGGAAAATGGAATCCTTAAAGCACAAGATATTGAAAAATATGAGACTGAAATCAAGCGAGCATCTTCATCCCAGTTGGCTGAAAGCCAATTAAAGGTGTGGAATGATTTCCTCTCAAAACTTTAACTCTAATCATTTAGGAGTAATATATGTCTGAAGAATTAAAAGATATTGAAGACATCGAAGAAGTACAGCTCCAAGATGAAGACCTCGTTGAAGACGTTGAAGTTGAGACTGAGGAAAGCATCGCGGAAGATGCCGAAGTTGATGTAGAAGAAACTACTGAAGAAATTCAAGAAGAAGCTGATGAAGCTGAAGTTGAAGAAGTAGTTGAAGCTAAATTAACTAAAGCTGGTATGATCAATGCCATGTATAAGCACATGTCTAAGATGAATAAAGATAACCTCTCAGCTGCTTACGACGCCATGATGAAAGGCGACGTAGAAGATGAAGATGATGAAGAAGAAATGAAAGAATCTAAAGGTAAAGTAAAAGAGTCTTATGACTTTAAAGCTGACTTAGATGCTCTTGTTTCTAACGACGAATCTTTAACTGAAGAGTTCCAATCTAAAGCTGCTACAATCTTTGAAGCTGCTGTAAAAAGCAAAATCGCTGAAGAGATTGATCGCCTTGAAGAGGAATATAATGTTTCTCTTGAAGAAGAAACTGCTACTATTAAAAATGACCTTGTAGAAAAAGTAGATGGTTACTTAAACTACGTTGTTGAAGGTTGGATGGCAGAAAACCAAATTGCAATTGAAAACGGTCTCCGTATGGAAATTGCAGAATCATTCATGACAGCTCTGAAAGGTGTATTTGTTGAACATTACATCGAAGTACCAGAGTCTAAAGTGGATATGGTTGATGACTTAGTAGATCAGGTTAGCGAATTAGAAGAGCAGTTAAATTCAACTACTGAAGACAATATCCGTTTAACTGAATCTGTACACAGATTCCAGCGATCAGAAATTATTGCAGAGGCATCCAAAGATTTAGCCGCTACTGAAGTTGAAAAACTCAAAGGCTTGATTGAGAATGTTGATTTCGAAGATGCAGAGACCTTCGCTAAGAAGATCAATACCATCAAGGAATCTTACTTTGCAAAACCGGTTGTAAACCACACTGAAGAAACTGAATTAGCAAGCGAAGAAGACGAAATTCAACTCTCTGCTTCAATGGCTAATTATGCTTCAGTTCTTTCACAAACCCTTAAGAAAAAGTAATCCTTTAGGAGATAAAGATGTTTAATGCAGATCAAAATATGGAAAAGTGGGCTCCAATCTTAGAGCACGCCGAACTTCCAGCTATTAGTGATAACCATCGTAAAGCTATCACTGCTATCATGTTAGAAAACCAGGAGAAGGCCCTTATCGAAGAGCGTTCTGCTATGGGTATCACTGAAGCTGCTCCAGCTAATGCTGCTGGCGCTCTTCCAAACACTGGCGGTGTTGCCAAGTGGGATCCAGTATTGATCTCTCTTGTTCGTCGCGCTATGCCTAACTTAATGGCCTATGACGTTGCTGGTGTACAGCCAATGTCTGGTCCTACCGGTTTAGTATTTGCCATGAAGAGCCGTTATGGCACTCAGGGTGGTACTGAAGCTTTATTTGACGAAGCTGATACAGATTACTCAGGTGCTGGCACTCACGGTGGTGATCCTTCATCTGTTGGTGTTGCTGGTACTGGTGGTATCGGTGAAGATACTGCTCCTGCCGATACTGTTGAAGATAGCTTCGGCGTTGGCGGTGGTATGACTACTGATGCTGTTGAAAAATTAGAAAACACCACTGGCGTTATTGCTGAAATGGCTTTCTCTATCGAGAAG